GATGCTGGTGAGGGACTATTAAAGATTAAATCTTTGGAGCCTCTAGATGAAAACCAAGCATTGCCAGTGGTGTGACAACACCTTCGACACTGAAATAACTTATCAGATCTACTGCTCAGTAGCCTGTAGAGATTCTGCAACTAAAGAAAAAATTGTTGCCAGATATCAAATATCTCGCAGGAGGAATAGGCTTGGAAAAAGCAGGCCTTGCAGTTCTTGTGGCGCAAACCTTTCTATATATAATGACGAAGCATTATGCCAGAAATGTATAATAAATCCAAAAGATGTAAATAAAATTCTCAAAGAAATAAGGGGGTTTGCCAATGGTAAATATAAAGAAGACTGATGAAAAACCCAAGAATATTTGTGCTATCGATGCTAGCACCAATAGCCTTGCTTTTGCTATCTTTTCTGATAACAAACTAGTAAGTTGCGGAAAGATTAAGTTTGATGGATTGAATGCATATCAAAAGCTAGGCGATGCAGCAAGAAAGTCTATGCCATTCTTTAAGCAGTTTGAGATAGACGCTATTGTTATTGAGCATACTATTTTTATAAATAGCCCCAAGACGGCCTCTGATTTGGCACTCATACAGGGAGCTCTTCTAGGAGCCGCCAGAATTTCTGGGATACGGACTGCGGGATCCATAAACCCCATAACCTGGCAAACCTTTATCGGCAATGGAAAGCTAACCGCTGCAGAGAAGCAAAAGATAATGTTAGACTTTCCAGGTAAATCAAAAAACTGGTATCAAAATAAGTCAAGAGAACTTAGGAAACAGAAAACAATTAAGTTCGTAAATACCTATTACGACAAGTCTATATCTGACGATGACGTGGCAGATGCAGTCGGGATTGGTCATTATGCAATTAATAACTGGGGAAAGATTGACAAGTAGATGGCAAAACTGTATACTAATGAAGCGTGGTTAAAAAAGCGCTACTGGATGGACAAGAAGAGTCCAGAGGATATCGCAAAAGAATGCGGAACAAGTGTAGAAACAATCTATGTTTATTTAGCTAAGTTTAAGCTTAGGAGATCAAAAAGATGAAAGTTTTAAAACACTTTGTTAAGAAGGCTGTTGGCCTGTTCATTGCAATAACCTGCAGACATGTCAGGACAAGGGAGTCATCATGCCCATTTACTGAAAGAAAATACACCATATGTGTTAAATGTGATCAAATTATAAAAAGTAAACCTTTTACTTACCAGCAACAAACTTTGGAAGAGAATAAGAATGAATAAGAAAACTGCTTTAGAAATAACTATCGATCAGGTAAATAGCCCACCGCACTATACTGCACATCCAAGTGGCATCGAGGCCATTCAAATTACTCGTCATATGAATTTTAATGTTGGAAATGCAATTAAGTATTTGTGGAGGGCTGGACTAAAGAATGAAGACAAGCATATTGAAGATTTGAAGAAGGCAATTTTTTATATTGATGACGAGATTAAACGACTGGAAAGAAAGCCCTAATGACCCAGCTTCAAAAAGAGCCAAAAATAACCTTGCATGACGGCAAAGTAATATCCAAGGGCGACATCTTTAAAGTATCTGGGGAGTATGGGGTCAGGTTTAGGTTTGATAGTTTGGTTACAAACTCAACCACTGGTGCCGAATGGGTAGACTGCTTTGAGATGTTTCGTGGCCATGCTGGGGCATTTAGAAGCTTCAAACGTGATAGAATTAAGCGTATACCAAAGAAAAGAGCAAAGAAGTAATGTCAGCAGAAGCAGATCTAGTAGCCCATTTAGATGAGGTAAACCGTGTTGTAGAAAAATATCTACAGGGAAACGAGCCTACACAAATTTCAAAAGAACTTGCGATACCTAGACAAAAAGTTGTTGCCCTTATTGATGAGTGGCGTGGACTGGCTGCAGATAATGCAATCATTCGTGCTAGAGCAAAAGAGGCTTTGGCAGGTGCGGACGCCCACTATAATAAACTAATTCAAAAAGCATATGAAGTTATGGACGATGCAACTACTACGGCAAACCTGACCGCAAAGAATGCATCAATTAAGTTGGTCATGGATATTGAAAAGACCAGGATAGAAATGCTTCAAAAGGCGGGCTTGCTTGAAAATAAAGAGTTAGCAGAAGAAATGATTGAAATTGAAAGAAACCAGGAAATTCTTGTCGGCATTCTTAAAGACATTGCCACAGAGCACCCAGAAATTCGTGATCAAATTATGCGTAGGCTTTCTCAGATTGCTAAAGAAAAGGAAGTTATAACAATTGTCAACAATGTTCAATGATTTTTTTGAAGTACTCAAGGATAATAATTTTGCAGAAATTCCAGTAGATGCAAAGACTTTTGTAGAGGGCGAAGATTTTCTTGCCCAGCCTCCACTATCTAAAATTCAATATGACATTGTTGAGGCAATGAGTCAAATTTATAAAATTGAAGATCTTGTTGATCTAATGGGCGAAGACGAAGGAAGAAAGTATTACAAGAAGTATACAAAGAATGAGGTTATTCTTCAGCTTGGCAAGGGATCTGGAAAAGATTTTACCTCTACCGTTGCCTGCGCTTATATCGTTTATAAACTTTTATGCTTAAAAGATCCTGCAAGATATTTTGGAAAGCCGTCTGGAGATGCTATTGATATTATCAATGTGGCGATCAACGCCCAGCAGGCAAAGAACGTTTTTTTTAAAGGCTTTAAAACTAAGATAGAGAAATCGCCATGGTTTGCTGGAAAGTTCTACGCAAAAGCAGATAGCGTAGAATTTGACAAAGCTATTACGGTATATTCTGGACATTCCGAGCGAGAGTCTCACGAGGGCTTAAACCTTATCCTAGCTGTTCTTGACGAGATCTCTGGCTTTGCTCAAGAAATTGGAACTGGCAACGACCAAGGTAAAACTGCAGATAACATATATAAAGCGTTTCGTGCCTCCGTAGACTCTCGATTCCCAGATCTTGGAAAGGTCGCTCTGCTATCTTTTCCACGCTACCCTGGAGACTTTATATCTCAAAGATATGATGATGTTATTATGGAAAAAGAAGTTGTTACAAAGACTCACAAGTTTATTATGAATCCAGATCTGCCAGAAGATGCTACTGGAAATTCTTTAGAAATTACTTGGGACGAAGATACTATTGTTTCTTATAAATATCCTGGAATGTTTGCTCTCAAGAAGCCTACCTGGGAAGTTAATCCTACAAGAAAAATTGATGACTTTAAGCTAGCATTTTATACAGACATTGGCGATGCCATGCAGCGCTTTGCGTGTGTTCCAACATTCGCGTCTGATGCATTTTTTAAGCAGCAGGACAAGGTACGCGCCTGTATGACAATCAGAAATCCAATAGATAATTTTAAGAGATTTGATGAAACATTTAAGCCAGACCCAAACAAAAAATATTATGTACATGCTGACCTTGCACAAAAGCATGACAAGTGTGCGGTTGCAATTGCCCACGTAGAAAAGTGGGTGTCTGTTCAGGTAATGAAAGATTATGAACAAGTGGTTCCTATGGTAATTGTAGATGCTGTTGTATACTGGGAGCCAAAAATTGAAGGGCCAGTAAACCTGTCCGAGGTAAAACAATGGATTCAAAACTTGCGTAGGCAGGGGTTTGATATCGGTATGGTATCATTTGACCGTTGGCAATCATTTGACATCCAGAATGAGCTAAAGTCCGTGGGAATTAGAACGGAAACAGTTTCTGTTGCCAAAAAGCACTATGAAGATATGGCCATGTTGATATATGAAGAGCGTTTAGCAATGCCAGCTATTGAGCTTTTATTTGAAGAGCTGACAGAGCTTAAGATTATGAAAAACAACCGTGTAGATCACCCCAGGAAGCTTTCTAAGGACCTTGCAGATGCTGTATGTGGTGCTGTTTTTGGTGCAATATCTCATACACCAAAAGATGCAAACCTTGAAGTAGAGATTCATACTTTTAGGGATAGGCCAAAACAGGCACTTGACAGCAACCCAGATAATGTGATATCATATAAGACCATGCCCAAAGACGTGCAGGAATATCTACAGAGATTTGATTTAATATAAATCAAAAAATAAAAAATATAAGGAGAAATAAATGAATTCATTTAAGAAGCCATTAATCGCTATTGCTTCAGCAGTAGCACTTGTAACAACAGCACTAATTGCTACACCAGCTAGCGCAACTGTTTCTGCAGCTGTAACTG